ATTGGCTCTCATCGCATTGCGAGCGTCATCCAAGCTTTTAAGCCTGATCTTGTATGGGTGACAAACGATATTTGGATTGCCTTGAATCTATGGGAAAAGGCGAAGCCCCTCAAGGAGCAGCTCGGTTTCAAATGGTTCGTTTACACGCCCATTGATTCCTACGGTTTGTTCCCAGATCTAGCCAAGCCCATGATGGAGTGGGACGGCCTTGCCACCTACACAGAATTTGCGAAGAAAGAGCTTGAGCTAATGGGCTACACAAAGCCCGTGCGCATCATTGGTCATGGCACTGATTTCACGAAGTTCTTCCCGCTCGACAAGCAGGAATGCCGCAAGAAACTTGGCGTGCCAGAAGATGTGTTTGTCGTGTTCAATGGCAACAGGAACCAGCCGCGTAAGCGCATCGACCTGACCATTAAAGCATTCATCAAATTTGCCAAGGATAAAGACGATGCTCGACTATGGCTCAATATGGGCAGCAAGGATTTGGGATGGGAATTGGTTCCATTATTTAAGCGAGTGGCCCGTGACGAAGGTTTTGATGCCACTGGCAAGCTTATTTTGACAAGCCCGCACTATTCAGTGGACAATTGCCTTCCCATTGAACAGCTCAATCAAGTGTATAACGCTGCTGATATTGGTATTAACACTTGCATTGGCGAGGGATGGGGCCTGGTCAACTCGGAACATGGTGCCACTGGCGTGGCGCAAGTGGTTCCTGACCATACAAGCCTGGCTGAAATCTTTGATGAGATGCCTCGCATTGAATGTAACGCCAGCGAAACAGACCGAAATTACGGATTGGAGCGCTTGCTTCCAGATCCTGAATGCGCTGCGAACATTCTCACTTACTATTACGAGAACCGCGACGTTCTGAAACAGCATGGACAATGGTGCTACAAGCGCCTCCATGAAGAACCGTTTACATGGCCCTATATTCAGCAGCAACTTAAAGATGCAGTGAACGAAACGCTTGCTGTTAAACCTGCAGAGCCTGAATTCAAAGGCTTTGGCACTCCCGCGAAAATCGCCTGATCGCCATGCAGATTTCACAAATCTTCCTTTCCACTGATCCGACGGAAGAGCTGAGCCCATTTCTTAAGCACGCCACTGGCACCATTGATGCGTGCTTCCCCAGTGCGGAGCATGTCATTTACAGCGATGCTTCACTGCGTGCTTTTATTGCGGAGAACTATGGGGAAGAAGTGGTGTGGGCATATGATTGCCTGGTACCATTTTCTTACAAAGCAGATCTTGGGCGGTTTTGCTTGTTAAACAAACTTGGTGGCTGGTATTTTGATATTGGCGTGAGGGCTTTCAATGCAGTGGACCTTGGCGACCGCATTGAGTTCTTGGCCTTTCGCGATATTCAACGCTTTAGTTATACCAGTTGGGCGTGCGCTACGACTGTGCTCTATTCCAAGCCGGATAACCAAGCTTTGCAGACTGCCATTGAAATGATTGTGGCAAATTGCAAAGAGCAATACTATGGCATCACGCCACTGTGCCCCACTGGTCCAACGCTATTAGGCAAGGCGCTTGCTTTCAATGGAAGCCAGGCTAATTTTGTCTATGGCGACTATCTGGAACTCACTCCCACGTATGGTCAAAAGAACAGAGGGTTTGTCTTGCCTGATGGTACGATCATGGCCTGGAGCAAGCCTGCAGGAGGCGGGGACTTGACTGGTCTTGGCGCTAAAGGTGTGAACAATTACAACGAGCTTTGGTCCGCGAGGAAAGTGTATGCAGCCGTCTGACTACACAATTTATGCCGTGTGCATTCCTGGCGAGAAAGTGCGCTATGAAGCTCGCTCTTCCATTGTTCCCATTATGGGAGGAGCGTATGCTTTATCGAGCGAGGAGCGTGAAGCGCTCCGCTTACAGGGCTATGTGTTTGATGATGAGAATGCTTCCCTTTCGCGGCTTAATAGTCGCTGGGGAGAGCTGTCTTGTATTTCTTGGATGATTCTCAATGCGAATGAGAAAAACATTGGCAATGCGCAATACAGGCGTAATTGGCTAGAGCCAAATGATCAATGGTACGACGAAAATACGTTGTACTTTCCCGAGCCTGCACTGTTCAATTGCACGCTGGAGCAGCAGTTTTATGGTGGACATTCAGCTTTTGACGCTCCTGTCATCACTAGAGAACTTGCCGATTCCGGGAGTTGGATTTTCTCTCGCGAAGAAATTGATGCCATTTGGAAGCAAAATAGCTTTATTGGCTGCAATATGGCCAGGGGAGGCAACGTGCAATACAAGCAATTCATGAGTGCTCTGTTTGTTGCGCTTGCTCCCATTTGGCATAAGCACGAAGAGCAGTTTCTTCGTATTGGAGGCTACGACAAGCGAGCGTTGGCTTTCATTGCTGAGCGCCTCATTACTGGCATGGTTTTGTATCGTGACAAGCTTTTCCCTGGCATGAACATTGCCACTGCTCCGATAGGATTCATCCATTGATTATGCTTAAGGAAAGCATTTAGCGCTATGACCAAGAAGGAAAAGCAGGCAAAAATTGCTAAGGTGATGCGCGAATACAAAAGTGGCAAGCTAAAGAGTAGCAGTGGCGAGGCAGTGAAGAGCCCGAAGCAGGCACTAGCAATTGCCTTGTCTGAAGCTGGCATGACGCGCAAGCCGAAAGAAGACATGAGCGACGAATACTACATGGGATTCTTTAAGGAGATGATTGGCGAAGAGGAAGAAGAAGAGGAAGAAGAAATGGATGGGAGCTGCGGAAAAAAGCGCTGAGGGGAGACGCTGAGAGTTTCTCCCCTCCTGCTGCTGTGCGAAGCGCTGCTCGTCGAGGACTAGAACTGCGCAAGAAGCATGGCAAAGGCGGCTTAACAACGCAGGAAGCAGGCAAGCAGGGCATTGGTAGTGGCGTTGCCAGGGCCGGCGATTTAGCCGGTGGCAGCAAGATTAGCTATGCCACAATCAAGCGTATGTCTGCATTCTTCTCTCGTCACGAGAAGAATAAAAGTGGCGGGGAGAACGATGCTGGATATATTGCTTGGCTGCTATGGGGAGGAGATGCCGGGAGGGCATGGTCTAAACGCATCATTAAGATGGTAGAAAGTCGTAATACAGGCCAATGAGCGAATACGTGCGCGTCATTGAACAAGAAGATGAAGGCATTGGCGTGATGCAGGCTTTGGCCATTCTTTCTGCTAACGAACACCGCAATACTTCGCGATGGGAACTAGTGGAGAAACAGTGCTTCAAGAATGGCCGACTAGACGAGACGCACATCTATGTGATGAGCGTCTACGAAAAGCCCGACCCTCATTTCGATCCAACTAAGTTCCTTACGTTTGAAATTGAGGCAATGGCGAAGTCATACATCATGGAAAACATTGAAGATCAGCTTCGTGAGATTCGCGGAGAAGATGAGGACGACGAGGATTAATCTCTTCGCGTGTTGAGAATGAACGAGGGGTAGCCCATCAGCCACAGCACGCTTATTCCATAGAGACCACTGAGAGTGCGAATTTGCACGCAATCCGGAGCCAGTTCAGCGCGTTCCATTCGTGAATAAGAGCTTTGGCTTGTATGCAAAGCTTGAGCTACGTCCTTTTGAGAAAGCCCGCTATTAAGGCGAGCTTCTTTAATGCGAGAAGCAATCAGGAGACGAGCTTGCTGATGAGGCATCTTAAGCACATCCACGTCGCTTTTCTTGAGCAGCAGCATTTTTCTATTCAGTCCTGAATAACTGTTTCTATAATAAACAGCTTTTGTTGATAAAGTGAATACATGAGCACCACATCTTGTCGCTACGATTTCTCTCCAATTGAGAAATATGAGGTGACGCCTGAAGGTTATCTTCGGGCATGGGCCTCTATTGCTCGCACTGGCATTCAGCTCTACACAGATGCTGATGGCTCCGTGCGTCGTGAATACAGGCCTGAAACAGAAGTGGCTTCTCCCGATAGTCTTGCTTCCTTTGCGGGCAAGGCAATCACTTCTGAGCATCCTCCCGTCCTTCTTGATGCCGAAAATACTAAAGACTACCAAGTAGGATTTAGCGGCACTGAAGTGGTGTACGACAATGGTTTTGTTAAGGCGGTGATGACCATCACTGACCAAGACACCATTAAGCGCATCATGCGTGGCGATGCTCGTGAGGTAAGCGCTGGCTATAGGGTTAATTATGATCCTACGCCTGGCGTTACTGACGGCGGTGAACATTACGATGGCATCCAAAAGGAAATCCTTGGTAATCACATCGCTGTTGTTCGTCGTGGCCGCGCTGGCCCGCAAGTGAAGCTTCATCTTGATCGCCAAGATGCCGCTGATCCATCTTTAATCCCCAATAATGAGGATCCATCTATGACTGCTAAGGTCAATTTTGATGGCGCCGAGTTCGAGGTGAGCGAGAGCGTAGCTCTGGCGATTACCAAAGAACGGGAAGACGCCAAAATGTCCTACGAGGACATGAAGAAAAAGTATGACGGCATGATGTCCGAAGCTTCCAAAATGAAGGAAGAAATGGACGCCATGGAAAAGGAAATGAAGGGCAAGTGTGATTCCGCTGAGGGTCGCGCTGATGCTCTGGCTGAGCAAGTGGAAGAGCTTTCCGCTGAACTCGCTGCTGCCAAGGAAATCAATCTTGATTCCATGGTGGAAGAGCGCGTTGCTCTCATCGAGAAGGCCAAACCCGTTCTTGATGCAGCTTATGCTTTCGCTGGCAAAACTGCTCGCGAAGTGATGGTTGATTCCATCAAGGCAGTGCGTGGTGACGAGCTTGATCTTTCTGAGAAGAGCGACGACTACGTGCAAGCAATGTTTGACACTCTCGCTGAGGGTCGCAAAGATTCTGCCACCACTGATGAGCTGCGCAAAGCCGTAGCTTCCATTGCTTCTCCCGTTTCTGCTCCTTCGTCCTACATGGACATGCTGCAGAATGCTTGGAAGAAGCCCCTTTCCATCTCCAAGGAGGCTAAGTAATTATGGCCGTAACTTTCTCTGCTTCGGGCACCGCCTCCGCTGGTGGCGTGCAACAGGCTTACAGCCTCGCGCATGCTGCACTGCTGGAAGGTCAACTGTCTGACATCCGCGACAACACCATCGGCACCTACGTCAACGAGACTGGCGCTGTTGTTCCCTTTGGTAATCTGGCTGTGTATAACACTGCTGGTACCATCGCTAATTCCGCTACTACCATTTCTGGCGCTTCTGACACTGTGCTGGGCGTTAACGTCCTCACCTACGTTGATGAAACTGCCCTTGACAGCAACAGCCGTCCTGGTGTGAAGAATCAGCAAGCCATGAACGTGGCTAACGAAGGTGCAGTGGCCGTCTACGTGACCGGCGCTGTTACTCCCGCATCGCCCGTGCGTGTGCTGTATTCCGCTAGTGGCACTGGCAAGGCTGGTCAGTTCTCCCATGCTTTTGCATCGGGCAAAACTGTTCGCCTCGCAAACGCTCGTTTCCTCA